GGAGTACCGACCGATCTTCTCGAAGCGGTGATCAAACCGCCACGGCAATTGCCTAGTCTCCCGCGTACACCTCACCGCAGTTGTCGCACCACGCGCCTGGACTCGACTCCCACTGCGGGAACGCGCTCGGCACGACCGCGGGTCCGCGAAGGGTGTCGTACTTCTGGCGGAGGTCTCGAACGGCCTTGAGGGCGGACCCGCGCTGGAACTCCCCGAAGTGGGGGTGCCCCTCGGCGACGCTCTCGCACAGCACTAGTTCCTTGGTGTTGCGGCGGTACGCCTCGTCGTACCACGCCGCTTCCTCGGCGAGTTTCTTCCTGAGGACGGCGTTCTTCGTCGCGAAATAGGCGACGGCACCACCGGCGGCGAACAAGAGCACGAACCAAAGTATAGCGATCATGACTTCCTCCTATCTTACCGTGATGCCCCCACCCCGTCCATCCGAAAAAAGAGGCCCGGTCAGCCCGGGCCTCACGAATCTGGAGGGAGGAGGATTCTTCCTTCGATTCTACCGCGTCAGAACGGGGTGTCGGCGTCGGTTGTCCCGCCGCAGACGGGGGCGGGCCCGTCCTGGTGCTGCTCGGCAGGCTCCCACTTCTTACCAGAGACGTCATCCCTGCCGACGAACTGGAACGACTGGGCGACCACCCGTAACTTCGACCGCTTGGCTCCCTGGGCCTCCCACTGCTGGAACTCCAGGCGGCCCTCGACCAAGATCTCCTTGCCCTTCTTGAAGTGCTTCGCGACCGTCTCCGCCGTCGCTCCCCAGAACACGAGGTCGACGAAGCACGTGTCTTCCTTCTTCTGCCCCCCGTCCTTGGGCGACCACGTCCGGTTGACGGCCAGGCCCACCTCGCAGACGGACGACCCTGACGGCAGGCGCTTGAGTTCCGGGTCCCTCGTCAGGCGGCCCGCCAAGATGACGACGTTGACGTTCACAGATCCTCCTCTGCCCGGTTCACGAGCTTCAGCGTGCCTATCTTCGCGTTCTCCTCGTCCCTCGCCCAGGCAACATGGCTGCCCCTGTACCCGACCTCGTCGTACCTCCATGCCTCGACGCTCTTGACTGGTTCCCCGATGAACCCGTGGTCGTAGTGCCACTTGTCCACGTTGCACAGGCACGGGTTAGTCCGGACAAGGAGCCCGTTCGTCGGGATGGCCCCCTCGAACGACCACTCGTCCCGCTGATGCTTGTGCCCGACCTGCATCTCCCGATACGTCGACCGCGAGAACATCTTGATCGTCTCTGTCGAGAAGATCGTGTTGAGCTTCTTCGCCGGGGCGTCCTCCCCGTGCGAGAACCCGAGGAGCGTCCCGCCAAACATCTTGTACTTCCGCGGGATCGGGCGGAGGTCCGCCGTCACGCGAGCGTCGCCCAAGAAACGCTGGGCGAGGGCGACTACTAGCGAGTACGTGCTGGTCGTGTCGTGGTTACCCGGGACGTAGATGAGCTCGATCTCGGCCCCCAGCTCCAGGGCCCTCTCGACCATGTACGCGAGGCACTCGAGGCCGGCCATGAACACCTTGGCGAACCGGTTGTCGGTGTCCAGGTGGTGCTCGCCGTAGGCCGTCTGCTTGCGGACGGAGTCGAAGTGCAGGAAGTCGTTCCCGACCGGCATCCAGATCTTCTTGATCGGGTATCCGGCGAGCTCGAGGACCATGTCGTCGATCGAGTTGAAGATGCGCCGGGTAGCGATGTTCACGTCCCAGTCGGCCCCGACCTCGTGGCGCCAGGCGTAGGCCCCAAGGTGGGCGTCCCACAGGCCCCACGAGACGACCTGGGGCTTGCCGCTCGCCCGCTCCACGCGGCCGAGTGGCAGTGCCCCCTTCTCGATCGGCCCCACGTTCTTCCGGGCGAACTCGAGAATCGCCTCCTGGACGTCGAGGTCGACAACCCGCTTGAACGTCGCCTTTGACTGGTAGAGCTGGACCTTCTCGAACCGCTCGCCGTCCGGCCCCTTGAGCTTGCCCATCCCTTGCCACGTGTTCGGGGAGAAGTACATGCACACCCACTCGGCCCCGAGGTGGCACGCGGCGCGCAGTTCCCTCTCGGTCGGCGGCCGGTCTAGCCGCAACATCTCGACCGTCCCGTCGACGTCCGTCCGGTCAATGACCTGGTTGACGGGTGTCTTTGGCGGGGGCTCCCCGACAGTGCCGCCAGGCACGTACTCCGCCGTGTACTTCGCCACCGTCAGGCGGTCGATCCCGAGTTCCTTGGCGACCTGGCGGATGCTGCCGCCGGCCCGCCTCCGGCGGACTATCTCCTGGACCTTCTCGTCGCTGATTTTGGCCACGGGGGTTCTCCTTATGATGACAACTATACCGCGAGTGGGGAGGGTCGTCCACCCTCTATTTCACGAAAGTCTTGATCCCGACCCACAGGGCGGCGAGGGTGCCGGTCGCCAGGACGCCGATCGCGGAGACGAGGGCCCGGCGACGGATCGACGCCATCGAGAGGCGCCAGTCGCGTAGAGCGGCAAAGTCTTTCTGGACGTCCAGCGGGTGGTCGACGTCGACACCCAGGCCGCGGAGAGTCTCGCGCGACGTCTCAACCGCGGTGTCCCTGACTATCTGGCGGAGCTCGTCCTTGGTGAACATCTTACTCGCACGCCCCCCGCGTCCAGCGCGTCCTGGTCCTCCCGTGTCTGTCCATCCCGAACTCGGCAGCCAGGGGGACCCCGTCCAACTTGCGCGCCTCGAGCAACCGAAACTCCGCGTCGGCGAACGGGTTCCCAGTGCCCGAGACGTCGTGGGCGGCCGGCGCGTACTCCCGCGAGGGCGGGCAGTCGTGAGTGGCGCTGTAGTCGTGATCGACGCCCAGCATGGCGAGCTTCGTGCAGGCGTAGAAGAGGTTGTTGCGGGCGACCACGTTCTTAGGGCGCCAGAAGGTGATCCCTGACCGGCCGCCAGCCGACCCAAGGTTCACGAAGGTGTTGTGGTGGACCTGGACGTCCGCAGTTGCCGCGTCGGCGGTCGTGTTGTCGGCGACCGTGCCGTGCCCGACGGCGTACGTAGAGCCCAGGTCCATCCCGAAGACGCAGTTGAAGATCTTCCAGCTGGCCCCGCCGTGATGCAGGGCGACGACGAAGGACGTCCCCTCGACGTTCCAGAACCGCGCGTTCTTGATGACGAGGTTCTTGGTCCCGTTCAGGTCGATCCCCTCCGAGTGCTCGGCGGGCGTCGAGCAGTTGTTCTCGTAGACCCCGCCGTCGATCGTCACGTCCGAGTCGCCTATGCCGTAGTAGAACGGGCCCGCCATGTTGTGAACCCAACAGCTTTTAAACAGGATATGATGGTTCCCGCCCCGCGTGGCGTAGACCCCCCGACCAAAACAAAATCGAGTCGGACGATGGACCTGGACGGTATCGAACAAGAGGTCGTGGACGCCGGCCGCGACGTCCAGCATCCAGACGCGCGACGACGCGGGGGCCGTGTTGTACACGTCGAGGTCGCGGAGGACTAGGCGGCTCTGGGTTATGGTCGCCTTCTGGACATGGACTCCCGGGCCCCCGCGGATCTCGACGGGCTTGGTCCCGTCCTCCGCCGTCGCGAATACCAGCGGGCCGTAGTCGCCGGGCGCGAGCCGGTAGACCTTCCCCCGGACCCACTTGAAGGAGGCCGAGTTGACGACCTGGGCGGCTGCCGCGACGGCACGTTCCGCCTGCAGGGTGGCGTACGCCGGGGGCAGGGCGGCGCAGGCGTCGAGGAGCGCCCTCTCCTGCTCGAGCGGGGGCGCCGGCGAGAACTCCTCGGCGACCACGAGGTCTTCCTCGCGGTCGGATATCAGTCGTCGCGCGTCGTGCCAGAGTGCTTCGCTCATGCGTCAATCTTACCGCACGCCGGGCACCGAACCGCGTACCACGGGCCCTCATTTATCTTCCCGGGCGCCCCGCAGAGCTCGCATGTCCGGAGAGACTCAACCTCCGCGAAGTCAACGGCCGTCTCGGCCTCGTCATATCCGGCGGCAGGGCAGGTGAAGTATACTCTGAGAGTGCCATATTTTTCCTTTACCTGGTCTGCCCGGACCCCCAGTACCTCGAGTTTCTCTGACAGGCGCCAGAGGATATCGAACCATCCATCTCCGCAGTCGAAACCCCAACACATGCACGTCTCCAGCATGCTCTTGTGGCGGTCTGCGTAGAGGTTAGGGAACGCCTCGACGAGTTTGCGGTCCAAGTCTACTCTCATGCCGTGACCCCTTCCTTCTCTGCCCGCCGGCGGGCACGGTATGCCTGCATCCACAGGCGTCTGCGTTCCCGTTTTTCTGGTGACCGGAGCACACGACCATTCTCTTCTTCACGGGCCCAACGAATCTTGTTGTTGGCGCTTATACGAGTTCTCACATCATGACAGGCCATAGCAATTTTAACACTGGCGTTATTGTTCATACGCCACGCGGCCCGTTTCTCCTTAGTCATCTTTGCCAAACCGGCCTTAGCACCAGCGCTCACGCGGGCTCTGACATCTTGACGGGCCATGGTAACTCGAACAGCAGCGCGACTATTCTCACGCCATATTGCGCGTTCCTCATCTGTCATCTTTGATAGACCGGTTCTGACACCCGCGCGACGTCGCTCCTTCGCGTCCTCGTCCAGCAACCGTCCGCCACCCCCGCCCGCCTGGCAGTTATACCCCTGCTTGATCGCGTCCAAGACGCAGATGTAGAACGTCTCGAGGAAGTCGAGGTCGGCCTGGCACTCCGCCACGTCGAGCGGTTCCACGATCATCTGGTCGCCGTACTTCCGGATGGCGGCACCGAGTCTCGGGCATCCCTTGTTTGCCCGGGCATTTTTCATGTGTCGCACCCACCGCTCCGCGGGGGTCTTGGTCGTCTGACCTATGTAGACGTGGGACCGGTCGGGGTTCCACACGGCATATA